GATAACCAGAACGGTAAAAGTCTACACATATATAGTGAAACAGACGTAAGTACACCTACAGTAAATTTTACTCCCGGTTCATCAATTAAAGCTGCTGATCTAAACAGTATCGAAACTTTAATTAGACATGGTATAAAAGAGAGTAGAAATGAAATTGTTACTAATAGAATTAGAAACGGACAAGTTACATCTGATAAAATATTAGATGGAACTATTGTTAATGCTGACATAAATGCAAGTGCAGCTATAGATAATAGTAAAATTGCAGATGGTTTACTTAAGTCTGGTATAACAGTTAACTCAGCAAACATAGTTAATCAATCTATTGTTAATGATGATATTAGTAATAGTGCAAATATAAATGGTTCTAAATTACTAAATGATTCAGTAACTCTTGATAAGTTAGGAAGTGGTACACTACCAAACGACATAGTAGTTACTAGAGATAATATCGAAAATGGAACTATCCAAGATGCTGATATTGAAACTGGAACTTTAGATAATAGATATTACACAGAGACTGAATTAAACAACGGTCAGCTAAATAATCTCTATTACACAGAGACTGAACTAAATAATGGTCAGTTAGATAATAGATACTTTACTGAAACAGAATTACTTGGTGGTGCTGTTGATGCTAGATATTACACAGAAGATGAACTTAATGGTGGTCAGTTAAATAGTTTATATTTTACAGAAAGTGAATTAACTGGCGGAGCGATTGACGGTAGATACTATACAGAAACTGAGCTAGATGCTGGTCAGTTAGACAACAGATATTACACAGAAACAGAATTAAATGCTGGACAACTAGACAATAGATACTACACAGAAACAGAATCTGAAGCATTATTCCTAAGACAGGATTCTTCAGAAACTATTGCTAGTGGAGTTGCATGGTCTGGTACTGATTCAAAAGTAGCTACTACTGCTGCTATTGATGCAAGAATTATTGACCTCCTAGATGATGTAGGAGGATTCGTACCTTTAGCAAATGAAACTTCTTTCCCAACAGCCAACCCGGATATTAATAATGGTAACGGTACCGTTGTTTCTGTCAAAGCTGTATCAACTAATCTCACACCAAGTTCCGGAACAGTCACTATTGCAAACGGTGCAGGAACTGGTAACACTGTCACTATTACTGGCGTAACAGGTGTAATACCTCAAGGCTTTGGAATGATACTTGAAACAACAAGTACATTACATACCTACGCTTTCCATAGATTACAGGCAAAAGCTACTGAAGTTAATACTGTTGCTACTAATATTGGCAACGTTATTGCTTGTGGTCAGAACTTAACTGATATTGAGAACTTTGCTGATTTATATCAGATCTCAACTACAGCTCCTACAACAAGAGCTGACGGTACAGCACTAACAGTTGGTGACTTGTGGTTTGATAGTTCTGCCAACCAAGTGATGATGGTTTATGACGGCTCCGCAGGAGACGGCTTTTCAGCAATCACACCTAATGCGTCAACTATTTCAGCTATTAATACTGTTGCTGGACACATCACATATTCAGAAGATTTAGGGTTAATAACTGAAGCTGTTAATACTGGTTCAGGTAACAACTCTATCAACACAGTTGGTGCGAGCATAGCAAACGTTAACACAGTTGCTGCTGATTTAAACGAAACAACATCTGAAATTGACACAGTTGCAACTAACATTGCAAACGTAAATAACGTAGGTAATGATATTGCAAACGTTAATGCGGTAGCTGGTAATGCGACAAACATTAATGCAGTTAAAAACAACGCTACAAATATAAATACAGTTGCCGGAATAAATGCAAACGTAACTACAGTTGCTGGCATATCATCTGATGTGACTGCTGTAGCTGGTAACGCGACAAATATCAATGCGGTAGAAGATAACGAAACAAATATAAATGCAGTAGCTGGTAATAACACAAATATCACTGCTGTAGCTAACAATGCAACAAATATTAACGCCGTTAAAAACAACGAAACTAATATTAATGCTGTCAAAAATAACGCAACTAATATCAATGCGGTTAATGCAAATAAAACAAACATTGATACTGTTGCTGCAAACAACTCCAACGTTACAACTGTTGCTGGTAAAGCCACAGAAATAGGAAGACTAGGTACTGCTGATGCAGTGGCTGATATGAATTTATTAGCAACAACAGCAGTCGTATCTGACTTAAATGATTGTGCTGATATCAAAGCCAACATATCAACAGTTGCTGGCATTGCCTCAAACGTAACAACTGTAGCTGGTAACAATTCAAACGTTACAGCAGTTGCAGGAAATAACTCAAACATTACTGCGGTAGCAAACAATGCAACCAACATTAACGCGGTACAAGCTAACGCTTCTAATATCAATGCTGCTGTTAGCAACGCTTCAAATATTAATGCTGTTGTTTCCAACGCTACAAACATCAATACAACAGCGAATAACATCTCTGACGTCAATAACTTTGTAGACAGATATCAAATATCTGCTTCAGCTCCTACACAAAGAACTGACGGTTCATCATTACGAAATGGTGACCTTTGGTTTAATGATACCACTGAAGCTATGGAAGCCTATGATGGTAGTACTGGAGATGGTTTTACACCTATACAACCAAGTGCAACAGTAATACAAAATATTGCCAATGTTACTGGTTTTGTAACATTTACGGAAGATAATGGATTAATTACGGACGCTATAAATACAGGGTCAGGTAATAACTCAATTAACACTGTTGGTTCAAACATAGCAAACGTTAATACAGTCTCTGGAAGTATTGCAAATGTAAATAATGTTGGAAATAATATTTCTAACGTTAATGCGGTCCATAATAATAGAACAAACATCAACGCTGCTGTAAGTAACGCATCTAATATAAACGCTGCTGTTTCTAACGCATCTAATATTAATGCTGCGGTTTCTAACGCAGCCAATATTACAACGGTTGCTGGAAATAACTCTAACGTTACAACAGTTGCTAACTCTATAGCAGACGTTAATAGATATGCACAGGAATACATAATAGCTAACTCTTCTCCCGGGTCACCTAGTGCAGGAGATCTCTGGTACAACTCTAGTGGTAATACTCTTAACTATTACACAGGTGGTGCATGGGTAGGAATAGCTCCCGGTATTGCTTCTTTATTAAATGACCCTTCACCCGAATTATCTGCTGCATTAGATTGCAATAACAAGAACCTTACAGAGGTAGCAACTGTTAGCGGTGATAACTTACAAATCGACTTCGGAACTTTATCATAATGGCAAAATTATTAAAACTAAGACGAGGAACAACCTCGCAACATAGTAGCTTTACTGGAGCCGAAGGCGAAGTTACTATCGACACAACTAAAGATACTGCTGTCGTACATGACGGTAGTCAAGCAGGAGGAAGACCTCTTGCAAGAGAAGATATGAATAACGTATCTTCAGCTTCTATTGCTGGAAGATTAGGCACAGATTCCATAGCAACATCTAAAATTGCTGGTGGAGCTTTACCAACAGACGTAACCGTAGCTAGTGCAAACATAGTTAACGGTACAATCGTTAATGCTGACATAGCAACTAACGCAGCAATAGCTGGTACAAAATTAGAAAACTCTGGCGTAACTGCTGGTACTTATGGTTCTAGTTCTGCTATTCCTATTGTCGTAGTTGACGCTCAAGGTTTAGTAACAGGAGCTTCAACAACTGCGATTGACAGTACAAAAATACAGAACGGTACATCTGAAGTATCAGTAGCTAACAACGCAAACATCACAATTAAACGTGGTGGTACAAATATCGTTAACGTTAGTGGTGGCGGTATAGGTATTACTGGCGACATGTCCATAACAGGAACAGTTGACGGTGTAGACGTAGCAGCTTTAAAAACATCAAAAGATAGTTTATCAACCAGTAATGGAGTAATCTTAAATACAGTTACTGCATCGAGTACTCATGCACAATCTGAGAACTCAAATAAACTTGCTACAACTGCATATGTAAGAACTGCTATTTCTGAAGCTCAAGCCTTCCCATCCGGGACAAAGATGATCTTTCAACAGACATCAGCTCCTACAGGTTGGACAAAGATAACAAGCTCAGTAGATAACAAAGCTCTTAGAGTTGTATCTGGAACTGCTGGTTCTGGTGGTAGTAATGCGTTTACAAACACATTGGCATCCAGAGGTATAAATGCTAACGCTGGAAACACAACTCAAGGTGGTAACGTCAGCGTATCCGTAGCTAATACTACTGCTGGTGGTAACGTTTCAGTTGCTAATACAACTGCTGGCGGTAACGTATCTATCTCTAGTGTTTCAACATCTGGAACCGTAAACAGTCATACACTGTCTACAAACCAAATGCCAAGTCACAGCCACAACATACCTACACAAGGTTTATCAGACCAAAGGGGTAACGCTGGTAGTGGTGCTTCTCCCAACTCAAGATTAAGATCGGTTTATAACAATACTACTGGAAGTCAAGGTGGAAACGGTGGTCACTCACACGGATTTAGTGGAAGTTCACACAACCACACTGGTTCATTAACTGGTACTGCACACAACCACAATGCTACTTTCTCTGGCAGTGCACACAACCATAACGCAAACGCAAGTTTCTCTGGTAGTGCACACAACCACAGTATTTCTGTTGGAAACTTAGACATGGCAGTTCAATACCTAGACGTAATTATTGCATCAAAAGACTAATGAAAATTAAAGCAGGAACTTTCTGTCCGCTTATCCAAGGAGATTGTAAAAAACTCGAATGTGTATGGTTTACACAGATAGCCGGAAGCCACCCACAGACAGGAGAACAATTTGACGAGTGGGGTTGCGCTGTAGCGTGGATGCCACTTTTATCTATAGAAAACACAAAAAGATTAAATGAGGTTGGTGCTTCTATTGATTCTTTTAGAAATGCGACTGTAGAACAAATGTCTCCTATTGTCCCTGTGGAACAACAATTTAAACCCTTACCAATAAATTAAATGAAATTAACAATTATTGCTGACGATAAATTAGTTAGCAAAGATGGTGTAGGTTATAACAATTTAGATTTATCTTCTCTTGATTCTGATGTCTGGGCTGTGCAATGGGACACCGACAAAGGACATATTGAAAAAAGAGATTTATCTATTGTAGAAATAACTGATATAACACCTTTTAACACAGCAATAGCTAAATGGACTGAAGCAAATGATGCAGCAGTTGCAGCAGCAACTCCTGACGAACAGTCATTTAGAGCAGAAAGAGATTATTTACTTGAAAGTTCTGATTGGACCGTATTAGCAGATAGTCCTTTAAGTTCTACAAAACAAGCTGAATGGAAAACTTACAGACAAGCTCTAAGAGATTTACCAGCAAGCACAACTGATTACGCAAACGTTACTTACCCAACCCCACCTAGTGTTTGAAATAAACAATAAAGAGGTAGAAACATACGAAATACAACAACAAGAATTTCATGTTATTAAAGATTTTTATAAATATCCTGACCAAATAGTTGAATATATAACTTCTGTTGAACCTGTATGGCATAGACATGCTCCCGGTTTTTTTCATCAAGGTATAGATTTTGAAGATAAACGACATTATTTATATACTGACGACGTAACGCCGGTCTATAATTTTTTAGAGACTATTACTAAACAAAGAACATGTGATACAGAAGGTTTATATAAAAAAAATTTAGTCAGCACAAACTATATAAAATTTTTAAATAATAAATTTCAAAATAAATTATTCCATCCACATACTGATTCAGGTAAAACCGCCTTAGTTTATTTAAACAAAGGAAAATCTAAAGGAACTAATTTTTATAGTTATGTAGATTTTGAAGTAGGAACGGAACATAAAGAACATTTCTACCCTAAAAACCAAGCAAAAGTATTACACCACATAGAGAGTGAATACAATAAATTAATTATCTGGAATGGCGCATTGCAATACCATGGAATGTGCATGGATAAAAAATGGTTAGATGAATGGAGACTAAACCAAGTATTCTTTTTCCAACAATAACTATTCCAAGAATAGAAGAATACGAAACAATATCTATACCTTTACCTACCGCAGACGTACCATCATACATTCCTATGGTAGTACCACCTAGCGATCTAGAAGCTCCTGAAGGAGTAGAGGCAGAGGCAAAAGATGAACCGGAAGCAACGGGTATAAGAAAAGTAGACATACCGTTTACAGATCTAAAAATGCCTGTCCCGGAAAATGAGATTTTAGTAACGGCTGGAACAACTGCGGTTGTTTCTGTAGCAGCCACTCTTACAGCTACAGCAGCTTTTAAATGGGCGGTTACTGCACTAAAACCAATACTAAAAACAGCATGGAAGAAACTAAGCCAAAAAAGCAAAGTTTAATAAGTAAACTAAAAGACATAGGTGAAGAAAAAGAACACACGCTAGAAGTTCTTGGAACTTTAGTAAGACTAGGCGTAGTTGTCTGGTCTGGGTTTATAATTACTATGAATTACATAGATATACCTATGGTAAAGAAGTCTGGAAACAGCGATATCACTTTCGTAGCCAGCGTTTTTACGGGCGCGTTGGCAACTTTTGGCTTGACTACTGGCAAGAATGGCGGTAGCAAGACACCAACAAATTGCCCAATGGTAAAAAAACCAGAACAGAAATGAAAAAATTAATTTTAGTTCTGGCTTTGTTATCACCCAGCATAGCTAGAGCCAACACAGTGACCCCACAATTTACTTCAGGGTCTATGAACTCAACGACCACTACCACTCAAACTATAGTGGAGACAGAGCAGCGTCAGGTCTTCGGAGCTGAACTGAAAACGTGGTCTGGAAATAATGTTACAGCCTCTGGCGATTTAGCAGCTACAGGTACAACATTTTCAGTAACTAACAATTCACTACCGTGGAACTTAGAAACCACAACAAGAAGCGCAGGGTTAGTAGAACAGATAGATTTCACAAGAAATTATACAATAAACTCTACTACTACATCGCTGTCTGTATTCTCTCAGTAAGTCCTGTACTTGCGGAAGGAGACACCAATAATAATAGCAATCCTGTGGCAGCCGCGACGGGAAATGTTACAAATCAAGCTGTCCAATTTCAGAATAATGGAGCACCAAGTCGACAAGCCTTTGGTAACAACATATCTTGTAATGGCAGCACTATGACATTTAGTCCATTTTATATGGGCAACGATACCGAACCTCAGACAGAGGACGGTTATGTCATATCAGAAAACTGGGGGTTCCAAATTAATTTTATGGTACCTCTAAATAGAGATCTGACTAAGCAATGTGAACGCATGGCAGAAAGTCAGATACAAAAAAACAAATTAGACTTCGAGTTAGTTCGTGCATTAAAATGTGCAGAACTACAACAGAAAGGCTTTACCCTGCTACCCGGTTCACGTGTATATCACGTATGCTCCGACGTAGTACCTATTCAATCATTATTAAAAAACAATGTTAGCAATCCTTAAACCATTCGTGCTATCTGCACTTAAGTCACCAAAATTTAAGACTTTTGTAGTCGAGCTCTTAGAAAAATTAGTAGAGCAAACAGATAACGAATTAGATGACAGAGCTTTACAGATCGTTAAAAAAGGTTTAGACGTATAGAAAATGGACACCACCATCCTTACTGACCCATATATTTGGGTAGTAGATGATGTAATACCTAAAGACAAATGTAAGGAGATAATAAAAAGATTCAAATCAGATAGCAGACATCATCAAGGTGTAACTGCTTCTGGTGTAAATAAAGTTGTTAAAAATAGCAAAGATTTATTTATATCAGATTTTGCTAATTGGGCAGATATTGATGAATTATTTTGTGATTTAATTCGTTTTTTAATACAAAATTACACAACACACTTACAGAATGCTGGGATATTACATTCATTTGTAGACAACAGTGTTATTTATTTAATACCTCCGATAACGGAGTTAAAAGATACTGGATATCAAATACAAGAAACTAAACCCGGAAAAGGTTATACATGGCATAGTGACTATACACTACAAAGAGTACTTACATATATTCTTTATCTAAATGATGTAGAAGAAGGCTGGACACAATTTTATAACGGAGATCAAGTAGCTCCAAGAGCTGGTAGGTGTTTAATTTTTCCTGCTCAATGGACATATATACATCAAGGTTATCCTCCAAAACAAACTAAGTACTTAATGACAGGATGGTTACACAGTGATAAGTAATCTATTTACTCAACCTCTTTATTCAGCAAAGTTTAAAAAACACCAAGAGTATAAAAGCAAATTAGAACCTTTGCTTTATCAAGATATAAAAGAATCTGACTCTAAAAACAAACATGATGAATGGTGGCATTGTAATAGCTACCAAACATATTTAAGAGGTTATGGTCAAGAAGACCTTGAATCAGAAATGTTTACTTATATAGACGAGTACATGTCTGAGTTAGGTTATTCAGGTTTTACCTACAACATGAATAGTAGTTGGTTCAACATGTATGGACCTAATCAATATCAAGAAGAGCATGCACATGACCCAAATTTATTTTCAGGTTTATACACCATGCGTTTTGATAAAGAGTTACATAAAGGATTAATTTTTACAAATAAATATCCAGAGATGTCAGCTCTACATAAGTTGTGGAAGTTAGAACCAAAAAACTTTAATTATGCTTATGGAGCTGTTAATATGCCTCTTGAAGAAGGGAATATTTATATATTTCCTGCCAGTCTTAGGCATAAAGTTCCTCCACAACCAGCAACCTTAGAAAAAGATAATTACAGAATTACATTTACGTTTAACGTAGCACCAGAAGGATATTAATGAAAAAGAAAGCAACTGAAGACCAGTTTAACGAGTTGCATAATCTAGTTACTAAAGAGTTTCTAAAGCGTATAAAAGCAGGAGAAGCCACTACACAAGATTTAAAAGCAGCTTGTGATTGGTTGAAAGCTAATGATATTAGCGGAGTTGCTTACGACGGAAACCCTTTAGCAAAACTTGCAAAGGTTATGCCAACTGTTGACCCAGAATTAGTACAGGCTAAGCTCTATGGCAAAAACCTCTGAATACTATAAATCCAACCCAAAAGCTAAAGCTACAAGGCTTAAGCAACAAAGGAGATACAACAAAACTAAAAAGGGATTAGCATTACGTGTTAATGCAAATCGCCTTAACAGGGATCTCGGAACATACGGAAATGGTGACGGCAAAGATGCTGCCCATTATAAAGGAAGTACTACTAAAGGTAGACTCCAGTCTCCATCCAAAAACAGGAAAAGCAGACTCAAAATACGTAAATGACCCCTCTACTACCTAGTCCAAAACATTACTTACACAACTTAATAACCATGACAA